TGTTCCGATGGGGATGCTGTCAAAGTGTAACCAGACAAATCTAATATCGTATTGTCGTTTTTCCAATTAATCTTTTCTTCGAGAGCGCTGTTTTTCTCATTCAGCTTTTTATTTTGTTTATCAAGTTTCCCGACCTCAGCCGATACACCTTTATACAGGTCATCAAGGTTATCCCCGATTTCCATATTCGCGCTCAGCTGTTGCGCATCATACATCCTCATAAGAGCAGCACGAGCTTCATCGGCAGATGTTCCAATATTGAGGATGGCGTTGCCCTAGCTGTCCCATCCCTTAACGAGAGACGGATATTGCTCGGCAAGTTTATTGCAAGTATCAAGATATTGTTGATATTCATCATTCGTCAGATTAATATTTTCGTTGGTAAAACCATTAACACCTTCGTGAAGTTCACTGTACTTGTCAGCGATATTTTTGATGGTATCTTCAACATCCTGATCCTCTTCAACCTCAATACCAAGTGATACCTACATATCCTCAAAAGAAGACGTCTGGTCTTTGAAATCTTTGAAAGTATTAGAGATCGCATCTTTTGCTTCTTTGCTCTTTTCAATTAACCTATCCTGATATGTGATAGCATCCGCAATAGTCTTAATTACAAGACCAATTGCCATTGAAGCAAGAGTAGATATGGCCATATTTCCAAGCGTCTGCAGGAATGTCGATAACAGCCCGCCAACTTTACTTAATGCACCGCCAACGCCCATGATCGGATGTTCAAGTGAGGAGATTACATCGCCAAGCTTTGTACCCTCGCCTATAACTTTTTTGACATCTTCCATAGCATTTTGCGCGTTAGTTGACAAACTTGAAAATACAGAGTGATCCAAATCAGAAACAAGAAATTCATCCGTATACTCATCAGCAAGCTTCTTGATTTCATCGATTATCGGTTTTCTTGCATCTTTTATTGAAGCCAAGATTTTTGGCCCTATTTTAAGCCCATCTTCTTTGGTATATTGGAAAAATCCTTTCCCGAATTTAGTCGTTAATATACCAGCCGCGCCACCGATAACAAGATTTAATGATCCAACATTCTCGACTAATGTATTTACAAGTTTAACAGCACCAGTAAGTAAATCGATTATCACTTTTAATGGTTCTGAATCTACAACATTAAATGATAGCTGTTGAATCGCATTTTGAAGTTTTGTAACTTTACCAGTTATTGAATCAAGATACTTATCCAATTCTTGCTGTGCGGAGCCAGCGGAATCTTTTGATGCTTCATATACCTCTTCAAGCATTTCTGGGTTCTGAAGTATGGATGCAGCAATGTTACTTCTATTTTTGCCTCGATTGTATTTGCATGGGTCACAACTCCATGCGTGTTTGTATTATTTTTTATTGAATAGTTTTAATAAAGTTGCTTAGTATAACATGTATATTATCAAAATCCCAATATGGTATTATAAGCAGTGGAATATTATGATTCGCGCAATAATCTTTTTTTATTTTGTCGCACTTCTTACGCATTTCAAATTTTGGTTCACCACCAAAATAATCAATAGCTTCATAGTGTTGACGACCCTGATACTCTATTAGCGCAATTAAACTCATATCTGAATTAAATATTCCAAAATCGAACGGGAGAGGATTAATATTTCTACACTCTTTTATTGTGTACTATGGAAAGAACGGGACGTTATTATCACTTAGCCATTGGGCAATGGTCGATTCGCCTAATGAAGTATTCGCCCTAACATAACAATTGGGACAATGCCCATTTTGATTATGAAGATCTGACAAGCTTGCATCCCACTCATGACCACATTTATTACACCTAACATGAATTTTGCTGTTATAATTTTTATAGTTAGATACATCAAGAACCGAGATATTATTGTTTAGTGCAAGGGCTTTCGCCACAACTTCTTCATCTGAAAGTTTTTGAATATTTGCCCTCGTATCATGAGAGCAGCCGTCGCAGCCTCTTCCGTAATAAAAAATTTCTTTAGCCGTATTAGAAAAGGTTGTGTTATGCACACTACAATAACAAGATAACTGCTTATTCATGCCTTCATATTCTGAAATAACCGTTAAATTTGGATATCTAGATTCAATAGTTTCTTTAACGTACCAATAAGGATAATTTTTTCCGTTGCAATATTGACAACCATGAACGCTATCTCTATTCATGTTGCCTCGCTTCATTTTTTGAACCCCCAGGTTTCGATGTTTTGGGCATATAAAAAATATATAGGCCTTACCATTCTCTGTCTACGTATTAACGTACTCAAATCCTTTTATTGAACATAATAATTCGTCTTCTTCTGGGGTCACTTTTGATCTCTTACTTTCGGCGGTACGTTCTCTCCCACAATAGCAACAGCCTTTGCCTTCTTGTAAATGACAAACGCTTATGGTTTGCGCTCCTTTATCCTTATGTTTAGGGCAAATATATCTCAACTTGGACGCTTTATTTTTATATTCATCAGAAGACGATAATAGCTAATAATTTTTCTTATCAAACATCTCAATAATATCTTGGAAAGAAAGAGGAGGCCTTTTTTGTATAGGATTGCGTTTAACATACGGTCTATACAATTTTAATTTTCCACGTTCGTTTTTTACGGCACTAGATGAACGGCCTATATGCTCCCCGATTTCATCATCAGTCATCGATAAATAGTTTAATCTTATATAATCATCTTCCTCTTGTGTCCATTGTTTCACCATTTGTATTCTTTGCATTTTCATTCACTCCCTTAAGTCTATATTCTTTTAATTTTTTTCTCATATTAAAATAAAAATCAAGGCTATCTTGTAGTTCTTGATTTCTATCAAAAGCCCATTTTTCTTGGCCATCTATATATATAGATTCTTTATCAAAACCAAGGCTATATAAAAACCTACATAGTCGAACGGACTCGCATACATATTTATTTTTCATATTTTGTCACCTAATAATACAAACACCTCACACTTTCATATGAGACTCGACCATTTCTTCATCTCAACTATTATGCTGAGAGTATACCTTTTCGATTTAAGGGGATTTCACCCACACCATTTGTGATTTGTGCCCTACGATTAATGCTATAAATATTCGGGATTCCAACCCTTATTCTCATGTTTATAGCCCGACATGGATCTGGCCTGTGAACGTTCACCCTCGACTTAGACTAGTGTATGTCTCACACATAACGTTAGGGTGCTTCGCTGCAGAACAGCCAATCCTTGCGTTATAAAACCGTCATAGTATGCTTTCGCCACTATTGTGGTGCAAGGCTCTAAGGCATTACCTGCAATTAAATATATTCTTAGCATATATCACTATATGCCCTGGCAGAAACTTTGCCAGCGTTTCAATAAGGGCTTGTACCCTATTTGTACCGTTCTTTTTATCTTCGGCCTGTATTTCTTCATAAACTTTTGCGATATCTAAAAGAATGTCGTATGTACTTCTAAGATTCCCATTTGCATCAAGTACACTTACGCCTTTGTAAGCGTTTGACGCAACGGCTGTATAATCGCGAATTATAGAGTCTGTCTTGGACTTAGTCCTAACGACAAAATCATCTATATCTTCGCCCATCTTGTTGTTACTACCTTCTATGATAGAAGGCGGGTGGGTCATTTCTGCTCACCTCTGCAATTTCATTTTGTTATATTTGCAGAACAGACCATATCTTTACGTCATAGACGTATTGGCGTACCTCATATTGTTACCAATACAAGTGTGGTCGTTACGGGATTCTCATAATGAGCCTTACCCTCGGTGTTGCCCACTTCTGGGTTTCCACCGATTTAAGCCAATTCCATATATACGTCGCCGTATACTCGGACTATGTTATTAATCCGCGATTTCATCCTTCGCTTCTTCGGTCAATCTGTTACTTTCAGTGTTATATCACCTACTGACTACCCAAATAGGATAGCGCCTAGTCATTTCTGGCTAAGTCTCACACTTCATAATATTAGGGTTATAATGTGAGTTCGGACTGTATTTCCATCTCGCAAAAGCGAGAGAGTAGCGGAACCAGATATGTCACCATACCTAGTATGACAGTCTCTCGGGTTTAAATATTGTGTAATATTTATTACCACGGTCTGAGCATCCCTATATGCCTTTAACCGTTATAGCTACTTTTTAACACACATAAGCGTGTCCGTATGTCACCATACGTTCGGGCAACCTTTTACCCGAAATTCGAAGCGAAATTGTTCTAATTCCTGCGCTAGTTTTTGAAATATCCTAAGTTATGGCATTTTTTTGTATTCAACAAAAATCGCAACTTTTTGTTAGTGTTGGTTAGTTATCACTTTAAAAATTACTTTGTCCTAATTATGGCTCCATGTTCGGCCATAAAGTCAAATAAAAGTATGTCAATGTTTTTGAATTCCCAATAAGGTATTCTTAAAAGTGGTATATTATTTTTCAAGCAGTATTCATCTTTCATCTGATCATGTTTAATAAGTGTCTCATAATCAGCGTCTTTTTGTTTCATATCGCGCATATCGGTACTAGTGTATACTGGGCCATAATGATACTCCCCATCGTACTCGATTAATAGCCTAAAATCATCTAAATGAAAATCGAATCTCAAAAGATTGATATCTCTTAAATCGTTATAAGTCTTTTCTATAGTAAAACTATAACCCCATTCTTTTAAGAGTTCGGCGATCCTTTTTTCGCCTTTCGATTTTGAACATGATGGGCACCCTGTCGGCCTATTCGATTTTGTCAGATTGTCATATGATGCATACCACTCATAACCGCACGTTTTACATTTACAATGGACATTATCATGCGACAAATTTGGCGTAGATAAGAACTATATGTCAGGATGCTTCTCTGACAACTTCCCCATTTTTACTTCCGTTGGTACTCGTCTTATATCGCCGACTTTCTTATGGTGGCAAGTCGGGCATCCGTACCCGCTAAGCAAGTTATACGCAAACGGCTCCCACTCATTACCATCAATATTGCATCGCACTTTAACCTTTTTACGTGCCCCAAGATACTCACCAATCACATCAATATGCGGGAATTTTTCTTTAACCATCTTATCAAAGTCTTTTGTGCCTCGGTCATTGCCATTGCAAACCTTACAGCAATTATGGTTCGTTCGTATATCATGCCAGGGAGCAGTCTACAAACCATAATCCCTGTGATTCGGACATTCAAAATTAATCATCGTAAAGCCATTGTCTACGAAATTTCCGCGATAGATATATCCACGTCTTTCTGTTTCATCCTTGTATAAGTCTTCTGGCAATCTAAAATTACATGACTTACCAGATTCAAATGAACAGTAGGGGCATCTCTACCCAGCCTTTAACACTTTTAATGTTATTTCTTGGACACCTTTATTCCGATGCTTCTTACATATATATCGAAGTGGGGTAGTAATATTTGTGTACGTATCACTTACCAATTCATAACCACATTCTAAGAACATTTTTCTAACTATATCGATTGTATATTTTGTCATTATCTATTATCCTTTCTTATCAATCATACTTCCTGTAATAAGCAGCTAACAAACTAAAAAGCTTCGATGTCTTCGTGTATTTATACGTAATGACATCATCGACTATCTTTATGAAAGAAGGCATTATACCATTCTGTTGTAGGTAGTCCTTCTCTGGTGTGTACTGCGTAGAATACTCTTTATCAAATTTTTTCAATTTATCTTTCCTTTCTTTTTACCTAACCAACACATCTTCATCTTTCGACGAAGAATAGACCATTTATTCACCCTCGACTTTACGTTAGGGGTATACCTTTTCGATTTAAGGGATTTTCACCCACGCCATTTGCGATTGCGCCCTACTTCTTTTGACTTGAGTATTCGGGATTTCCACCCTTATTCTTATTCTCAAGTCCCAACACGGGAATGGTCGTTGAACCTTCACCCTCGACTAATACCGCATGATCTGCGGGATACGTTAGGGTGCTTGGCTGCGAATTAACCATTGTTACATACTCACGTTGTTAGCCCGTCATAACGTACTTTCGCCGTTATTGTGGTGTGAGTCTTTAGGTAATCAACGCAATTAAATACATTCTAATAAATACATTACTGTATTTTCTGGCAACGCATTACCAGCAGTTAAAAGGGCAAGAGCCTCATCAATATCGTTACCCTGTGTCATAAGCACAGCAGCAGAATTTTGGAGGCCTGTTGCCAATTGATCAGTAGAAATACTGAAATTGTTACCGATATTGTTTAATTTATCAATAATATCAATTTTATCCAGATCCTTATATGCCTGACTAGTAGACACAAGAGCTTCTGTTGCCTTATCAATATTATCGAATTCGGATACATTTAAAAGTATGGTAGATTCTTTGGCAGACTTTTGCGCCTCTTCAAACGATTCACCAAGCCTTAACCAATCAGCTGTTGATTTTTGGATCTGCTCAGATGTCGTTCCAACCTCGTCTGCCATATCAAATGATAATGATTGATATTTTTTAAGAGAAGATAAGGATTCATCAGACACTTTCCTCATTTCTGTAAGTGCATCATCGAGCTGCTTTACCGTGTTAAACGCCTATTTAAACACACCGATAACTCTATAGAAAGATGCAAAAGAGAGGAGATACTGACCAAGAGATTTGAAACGTTTCTTAAGGCCAGCGCCAAAAGATTCGCCAGTTTTCCCAGCGTCAGCAGCAGCAGCTTTAACTCTTTCAAAGTCGGACTGTATGCCATTAAAACCTTCTTGGTCACGAACATTATGCAACGCATCGCGAAGCGCCTACACTTGACCCAAGAATTCTCCGGCTCCAGAATTTACATTCTGCCAATTAGCCATTTGCCGATCCAACTATGCGACTGCATTTTCGGTAACTGGCCGCATACTTTCATCGGTGCGGAGGTTGTTCAAGCCAGCGTCAAGCTTTCTCACCATTTCTTCCCACTCAGTGGTATCAAAATCAATGTTCTTAAGCTGTTCAAGGTTATCCTTTAACTCCTCGACTTGCTTGTTGTAGGCTTCTGGCATTTTTTCATCGGCCGACGTTAATCCGCCGATGGTCTCACTATACTTAGAAACAACGCTATCACGTACAGCCTGCTGAGCAGCCGCTACAGCTTCATTGAACTTTTGGCCTTTCTCGCCAGCATCAGCTGCTTTTTCGCCCGCCTCAGCATAAAGTTTAGTGAGCTTCTATAGCGTCGCCGCTTCGTTAACTGTGAGCGTCCCACCGGATTGTTGTTTGTATAAGATCTTTTGATACTGCTATGCTTTCGCAATCAGAGTGTCCCAGGTTCTTTCAACATCATCGTTTTCGCCGAAGCCAAGACCTTTTACTGAAATGCCCTAATTTCGATCATCATTATACGCATCTTTAAGTTTTTTGGCTTCTGCCTTTGCGCCCTCCACAGCTTCTTCCATAGCATCTTTACCAAAAGTATCGCTTACTCTGGTCTTAAGTTCTTCTTGTCTTTTCTTTATCTGCTCAGCTTGTCTTTTACCAAGTTCCCTACCAGCCGCCGTTGAGGCGTGTTCGGCCTTTTCTTCAGCCTAAGCAAGTTTAATGTACGATTCTTGAAGTTCAGCGACAAGTTTAATTTCAGCTTGCAGTTTAGCTTCGTTTTCAGCTAGTTTGGATGCTTGACTCCCTTCCTTTTGGACTTCCTTGGAATAATAACGATCATGCATTGCTGCGGCCTGCTCATCTGTAAAAACGCCGTTCTCCCACAATTGAATCATATGGTCGTATGCTTCTGCGGCTTCGTTTTCAGCTTTTATTAAATCATTCAAAGCTTCCGCCATCGCTTCAATATTATTCGGGGTAAAACCATTAGTGGCAATTGATGCATTAATATTATTTATTTTGCTATGAGCCTTCTCTAAGTTATCAAACTTAGACATGATATCATTATATTCTTTTGTCTAGTTATTTTCTTTAGCTGACGCTGTCCTTTGTTCTTCGTTTATAGCCTTCAACTCAGCGCGAAGTTCGCGAAGTTTTTGGAAACTATCTGTAATAAACTCAGATGAAACATCTCCTTTAAGAGCTTCTTTAAGTTTGTTTACTTCTTCAGTAATATGACTAATGTCTCCAGATGATCTCCCAGCCTACTGAGAAAATGACTCAAGATCACTTGATAATATGTTCTTCAAAGAATCGACCTTTTGTCTAGAAAGATCGCCTTTCTTTGCTGTGCTTTTAGCATATCTTGTATCACCTTCAACCTTTATGTCACCAAACTTAGCTATAATATCATCCATTTCGTCTATAGTCATAGCCCTGTTTTGTTTTATTATATCTTCCAGTTTAGTTCTAAGTTTTCCGGCCATATTTGTAATCGCAGTGCGATCATCTTCGACAGAAAGATAACGAGACGAGCCTTCTGTTGTAAAGCTGCTTTCAAGCTTCTTCAGTGCCACAAGACGCTCGGTAGCATACTTCTGTGCCCTAGCGACTTCTCTGTCTTGCTTTGTAGCCTGCCGTTTTCGCTCGTCATCAACAGATTTTTCTTTTCGGGTGTTACCTTGCGCATCAATCAGTTCTTTCTAAGCCTTTAAATCTTCATCGTACTAACGCTTCGTATACCCATCGCGTAGTACAAGTTCGTCTTCGAGGTCGCCCATTCTTTCATATTGCTCAGCCAGTTTTGCGTTTTGATCAATACGAGTTCTATATAAATCTATCTGCTTCTATATCTGGTTAGTCACATTTTCACCGCGACCTTGTTCCTATGCCAGAGCAAGATCCGCTTCAGCCTTAGCTAATTGCTTCATCGTAGTGATTGTATCATTTAAAAGTGCTTGATAATTAATTACGTACCTGGCTGACGTCATTGCCCATCCGGGTTCTTCGCCTGTTTCTTCGTTACCGTTACGATAACTCCAATTCTCAGTATAGTGCATGCCTCTAGCGAGTTCGTATGTTGCGGATGCGTTAGTTCCGTTCACGCCAGATTTACTGATAATTCTAGCTTCGCCTTCAATTCCCGCAGCTTTTCTAGCAGCTTCTGCTGCATTTTTCGCGGATTCTGTAAATGAATCAAGCTTCCCGGCAGCTTCGGCGGCGCGACCACCTACACCAGAGATATCTTCGCCAAGATCTTCGACGGAAGTATCTGTATCTTTGGCAATAGTGCGTTTTATGTACGTTGCTTTAGCTGCATGAGGTGTTGTAGCGCTTACAAGGAATTTTCTATTTGGAGTTTCGGATTCGGAAGGTTCTTGACCATACAAGTCGCCATTAGCGGCGGCGGCTTCTTTTATAGCGGCAAGCATTTCCTGAATAGCTTCTTCGGCGCTCTTGGATTCGTACTTTATAGCATAAACAAGATCTTCGTATTTCTCTCGCGTGTCATCAAATGTCTTCGCAGAAAGGCCATCTTCGAAATCAGGGATCGCTTTATTAAACGCGTCAAGGTTTGCCTAAATTTCAGGAGAGAACTATATCTTTTGCCACGTCTGAGATGCCTCATCAAAAGCTACATCAAGCCGTTTCGAAACTTGCTCCATTCCAGCCATAGCATCTTCAGCGCTGATTGCACCAGAGTTAATATCTTTAATGTATTGCATATATGCTTGAGACAATGCTTCTGGTGGTTGAGTTGATTTAAGGGCAGCTTTTGTCCATGTCTTTTTGAAAGTCTCAACCGGATCATTGGCCTAACCTTGTGTTAACCGCGCCTTCACGGATTCCGCAGTGAATGTTTGCATCTCATATACTTCGCCTTTTAATTCAGCAATTTTCTTTTTAAGTTCTTCGGCTTTCTGTAAATGTTCAGCAATATATTTATATTGATTTTCAACCCATTCCGGATCATATGCTCTATCTTCTTCAGAAGTGCCCTGGAGTCGTTCTTCTAATTCTTTTGCAATCTGTAAATTCCGGTCAACCTATTTCCCAAAGAAATCAATTTTGCCCTGATCTGATATTCTTCCGCGAACAATGTCTATATGCTACAAAATATCTAAAAGAGATTGCAACTCTCTAATGTCACCAGCAAGAAAATCTTTGTTGTATTCAATCCCAAGTCCTAATCTATCAGCAACTAAACTTGGAAAATCATTACGGGAAGTTAAATTGCCACCATTGGCCATAGCTTCCCACATCTCATCTTGAATGCTCTTAGCACCCTCAGTTAATTTGCTTTGTACTTTTTCGAAATATGGCATGAATGCTTTTTTATTAGGTTGATCAAAGGCTTTGCCTTGAGCTGCAAACATATACTGTATCCTTGTTTCCAGATTTAGTGCTTCTTTGGTATCACCTTTTCCGGCCTCTCTTAGTGCTATGAGTTGCTCAGTCAACTTATTTAAATCATCTGCAAAAGCATCTGGATCATTCAGCATATCATTAAATGACCATTTTTTTGATCCTTCTCTGATTTGTTTTAAAGTGTCGTCCAATTCTTTTGCCCGACCCTAAGCATCTGTCAACTCTTGTTGAACAGTATCTATAACTGTTTGTAAAGTTGCGCCAGGGTTTTCATCAAAGACCTTTGTCAGTATTTGTTCTAATTGCCCACCACGTTCAATTAACTTATCATAATCATATTCATACTTAGGTTCTTCCAAAATGTCACTGTTAATAGCGGCAAAAGATTTTAATTCTTTATTAAAAGCATCTCCAGTTACCTTCGTAACCTTCGCAGCCGCTTCTTCTCCAGCCTGACCCATCTGCCGTTCCGATTCGGTAACATCATCGACAGCTTCTTTGACTTTTACAAGAGCCTATTGATATTCACCGGAAAATCTACTCTTTCCATTACTGTACCACTCATAACCTTTTGGGGCGGTAAGGGCGCCTTCGATCTTTTTCCAACCTTCTGGTACTTCATCAAGATACCTCGCGCCGTGACCATGTTTGTCATCCTTGGTAAGATACCGCGCATAGTACTTCGCCCAATCCATACCATCGAGATAACCAACACCTTCGACGTAACCTTCAGCGTCAAGCTTGCCTTGCCGGAAAGCTTCGTTTATTTTTTGTACAATGTCGAGGACTCCCTAAAAATCTTTTTCTTCGAGCGCCTTATCCCATGCGATCTTAACAGCGTTTAATTCTGGTTTTCCAGCAATTTTATCAATATAATCTTCGTAGCCTTCGATGGTTGACATGAGGAAAGTGTCTTTTCTGGAGGCTGGCCTCGCCCATCTTTCGTTTACCTAATCATAAACATACCCAAACGTCTCAGCGAATCTTTTAAGTGCCTCTTCAGCTTCGATACCTTCCTCTCGAATAGCATCAACAAATCTATAATATTCTTCAGGTGGTTCATCGGCATTAAGTCCCATTGACTCAATAATCGGTTTAGCAGACTCATAGTATTTTCCAATCTCCGTATTATCCCGATTAGACTTCTCGGCAACCGCCATCATTTCAACATGTTTCTATTCAATATGAGCTTTAAGCTCATCCATAGCGTCGTCATATTCTTTTGTACCTTCCAAGACTTGAGCTGTCAATTTTTGTACGAAATCTTTATCTGCGTATCCATAATTTTCTAAAGCCTTAACATCTTCGCCGAAGCCAGCGTTTCTAACTCTTTTAGTCCTCAATATTTCTTCCTGACGCTGTGCGATGTGAGTTTTAAGTTCATTCATCGCTTGATCGTATTCTTTTTGGCCAGCAATAACATCTGCGATTAATTGGTTAACAAAATCCTCATTAGCAGAAGAGTAGCCCTCGAGTGATTTAATGTCGGTAGCGAAAGTGGAAGCGTTACTACTACTGGAAGTTGATGGGGGATTATAAAAATCCTACATTTTCTGTCGTAATAGTTCAACAGCCTCCATAGCGTCTAATGCTCCAGATTTCACTTGTTCAAATAAATCGGCATTAACTTGACTTAACTCCTTCGGCACCCGCAAATCCTTTGCCATAGATTGGTATAACACGCCAGAATAACCTTGAAATTTTTTAAGAACACCCGAAGCTTTGCTTGAAGACATTTGACCAAAGTTTTGAGCAACCGCTTGGTCGAATGGATTATTTTGTGGATCCCAAGGTTTTCCTTCACCTTTAGACAACCATCTCTTTGCCTGCTTGATCATATCATTTATATAATCATTAACACGCTTGATGTTATCTTCATAAGCTGCCTAACTATCCTCAAGCTTAACAATGTCTAAAAGCTATTTGAAATCACTTTGATTCGCTGGAAGTAACTTGGAGAGATCTACCTGCATTCGGCCATTACCAGCTTTATAAGATATATTCAACAACTTTTCTGGTGGCTCATATGACTCTTCTTTAATTCCATAATACTCTTTCTTTTTGGCTATTAACTCATCATACGCTTTTGCTTCAGCGTGAAGAGCATCAACTTGTTCTTGGGTGAGAGCAGTAGTGCCACCCGAACTAAAGAGTGAATTAACATCTGGATCGCCAACATTAGCAGATCGCGCAGCATCCGCTTTCTCTTTAGCAGCGTCTAGTGCATCAATATACTCCTTTACAAATTTATCAGATGTACCAGAAAACTTTGATCTATCCAGTGTGCCAGAGAGCCATTGTTTGTTAATCTCTTCGAGGGCTTCTTTTGCTGTATTGCCATATTTTTCAAACTACTTCATGACATTGTGCTTATCTAGCCCCTTAGTTTTATCGGCAAATACGTCTGTGCCAAGAAAAGCATCTGCAAATTCTTCCCATTTTAGCTCGGTTTCGCTCTTTGCCTTTTCTACAGCTTTTCCAATTCCTTTGGTGATTCCTTCAGTCTGTTGAGATGCAAGCCTGTCATATTCTTCTTGGTTAAGAGAGCGAAGAGCATCGTTTCTGGCTTTTTGGTTATTAACTGGCATATTTGTCATCTTGCCAAGCATGGCGCTGGAAGGACTATCTGCCCTTGTAAACTAATCCATCAACCCAGACATGTCACGCTTCTTAATCTTTTCAAGAAGACTCATCGCTTGAGCCAATGCAGATGTTTCGTTATACGCCTCTTTTTGAAGAGCTTTCATCCTTTTAATATATGCCTCAACAGCTTCAATTTCTTGTTCATTTAAACCGTTTTGCCAATCAGTATTCGTCACTTGCTCTTGCTGAGCCTGTTCTTTTCGCTGAGCAGCTGCTTCTTTTTGCGCTGTTTTAACTTCCTTTTCTATCTGGCTAACAACCTCGCGCTGTGTTAAAATCTTTTTATTAACCTCATTCAGCGCTTTACGAAGTTCATCTGGGTTTTTCCCTATTGCTTCTGCGGCCTGTCTATATCTTTCGGCTAATTCTGCCGT